CGCAAAATCCCAAGAAGTCTTTAAAACGTTCCAAGTTCCTTCTGCAAGCGGTTTAAGAATGTTAGTGTATATCCAAACCAAGCCTTTGCCTAAATTGTCAAACATATTTAAAGTCCAATCCCATGCAGTAGCTACCGCACCACCTATCCAATCCCAAACATCGCCTAATATATCCCAAAATTTACCACTTGCTTCAATAAGCCAATTCCATGCTGTTTCAACCGCATGCCCAATCCATGGTAAGGCTTTATTTGTTAGCCACTTCCAGCCTTCACCAACAAAGTTAATTATCCATTGCCAAGCCGTTCCAATTGTATTTCCAACCCATTCAATTGCTTTCGGCAAGTATTCACCAAAAAACTTAACCGTCCAAGTCCAAATCGTATTTGCAGCCTTACCGACAAACGGAAAAACTTTCTCATTTAAGAAATTCCAACTATTACCGGCGAACTCAGTTAGCCACTTCCAAACAGTCGCAACAGTCTTGCCAAGCCAAGGGATGGCAATATCTTTAACAAAGTTAAATAATTTCTCGCTAATATTTATAAGCCAATTCCAAGTCGTGGCTAACACTTGCCCAGCTAACGGTAGAAAAACATTCTTAATCCATTCCCAACCTTCACCAACAATATTTACCGTCCACTTCCAACTTTTTGTAATCCAGTTCCACATCGCCATGAATATCGGCTCGATTTTCTGCCAAACATTGTTAATTAAATCCCTTATTCCAAACCAATTATCGTGCCAAGCTGCATAGATAACCGACGCACCAAAAGCTAACAAAAACGGCCACGAGAAGATTGTCTGAAAAGTCTTAACGATAACCGCGCCGCCAAGTCCGATAGCTTTAACCAGCAAATTCCAAGCACCAACTGCAATCTGGAATCCGAGAAAAGCACCAGCAACACTCAAAACAGCCTTGCCAATAGGACTAAGAGAGTTATAAAAATCTATTATTTTTTGTTTAATAGTTTCAATCGCTTGCTGCGGGTCTGCCAAAGCAGTCGCAAACCATTTAACAATGTCAGCCGTTCGCTTTACCGCAGGCGCGAAAATAGAACCTAAATATTCACCTATATCCCCTAAATACGATTTTATTTTATCTAAGTTAGCCTGTGTAGTTCCACCAAGAGCCTCTTTCAATCCACTAAACCTATTAACCACATAGTCAATTGCAGCACCCGAACGAAGTTGTTCATCGCTTAAGTTTCTTAGTTCCGGAATATATCTTCCAAGGATGCCCAACTGTCCTTGTAGAGTTTGAGCGAAACCTCTCATAATAGTTTGAGCGTCTGTTCCAATAATCTTCGAGAGTAAAATACTTGCTTCAGTTGCCTGGGTAATTTTCTCTTCAAATATTCCATACGACAAGCCAATTGCAGCTAAGTTCTGAACATATTCATTCCCAACGCCTATTGTTTCCTGCATACTATCAGCTAACTGATTTATAGTATCAAAAGTTTGTTTAGCATTCTTCGTAAACCTCTGTGTGGCAAATGCGAGTTTTAAGGTTGCTTGCTCTTGCTGGGCAAATAAGTTAATGCTCTTCTTTATCGTAGTAAAAGACGCCCATGCACTAACAAGTCCAAGGACAGTATTTTTTAGTCTATTCAACCCACTCTCTAACCCTTTAAGAGAGTTAGACATCGATTTTATCCCAGCTTCAAAATTCTTCGAATTCAAACTAACATCAAATTTTAATCCTTCAATCACTTCAAATCACCTCTTAGGTTAGCACCTTCTTTCTTTGCTTTCTGCGTTTCATACTCCATCTTTTTTGAATCCATCGTGATATAATATAAGTATCTTAGTTGTTCCTTTCTCGGCAAGCTATCCCAGTATTCATAAGTAAATCCGAATTTCTCACAAACTTTCATAATCACATACGCAAGCGGCAAATGTTCTGGATTTTCTTCGAATTTATCCCATTCAAACCAATCTCTTATCTCCTGCTCTTCTATTCGGCTGGTAAAAAATCAAGGTTTTTAATATCCTCCGCTATCTTGTTTAACTGATTGGCCGTAAATCCTAACTCTATTAGATACTTTTCAAATTCGTCAATCTTGTCAATTCCAAACTCATCTACCACATCGAAAACAATCATTAATTGCAACATTATTAGCTTGTTATTCCATTCTTCTAATTCTTTTTGATATTTCTCATCTGTAAAATCATATACATCAGCAAAGCCATATTTGGGATTCCCTTTCACTTGCGATGGTTTTAATCCAAGTTTCACAACACTTTCACCAGTAGTCAAATCGACTAAGTCTCTTTTTACCGGTGGCTGTGGTTGCGGGTATTTTTCTCTAAATTCCTTCAAAACAGGATGGTCGCCCAACGGGTAGATTTCAATTGCAACAATTTCTTCATATTGATTGCCTTTATCACCTAACCTTGTTATTTTTACTTCCGAATAACCACGTGACCTAAAATAGCCTTTATACTTATCTCTTTCTTTCAAAATTTCTTTAAGCTTCAAAATTTTCTTAGCTGCCATAATTTAACCTCCCTTATGCTTTATAGTAGTCCAAAGCGATTATATCAATATTTTCAATTCTTCCAAAATAATCTCGGTTCATACTAACAATTTTACAAGGCGTCAGGTATTCAATTTCATTTGTAGAAGTATCTAACAATTTTAGCCTAAAAGTTTTGTCTTTGTATTCATTGTAAAACTTCTCAATATTTTCTAACATGTTTCGTGTTAACGTTATTCTGTACGTTTCAGGCATCTTAATAGTCTTAACCTCACCTAAGATATTTCTGGCTTGCATATTATCATTTTCAACCCGAATATTTAAACTTGTAATAAAATCTAACAATGTTTCAGTTCCTTCACCTTCCAAAACTTCAACACCAACTACAGCAGGGATAAGGCTAACATTGTATTCTGCTTCAATTAAAGCTCCATTTTTCGGTGCTTCATCAAACGTAAAGCTTGTCGTTGTTTTAGAAATTCCATCGGTTATTTCACCATTTAAAAATACTTGATAATTTGTATCAATTGCAGTCTTCGAAAGATTAAACGTCGTAGTAGTTCCATCACCTTGATAAGTATCTTTTTCAAGATTGTTAGCTATAAAATGATTAATATTATTATTTAAATCTAATTTTGTTTCTTCTGGAAGTTCAATAACTTCCGGAATTTTAGAAACGTAAATTACCGTAACTTCTGTATTATTCCAGCCCGTTGAAATAGTAGCAGCAGCATCTAAGATTTTAACTTCACCATTTGTATTATTGATTACAATAGCTTTTATACCGCTCAAACAATCTGAAAGCGTAAAGTTGCCGCTTCCATCAGTTGTTTTTGTTTCACGTTTAACTTGTCTAACTAAGTAATTATTTTCAATATAATCGCTAAATCCTTGTATAGAAAATAATTCTGTATCAAATATAACTTTCTTAATTGATGGTTTTTCATATTCAGTTGCTGCATCATTTCTTTCTATCTGCATATCATAGATTTTTATTTCGCCATTTCCTTCGCGATAAAATTCAAAGCTAACAAAGTAAATATCGGAATAAGGAATATCTAAAGTTACCGGTGTTTTAGAAATACCGCCACGATAAATAACTTCGAACGGCTCTTTTCGAAAAATATACCAATTCGGATATCCAGAAGTATTTGTTTCAGTCTTTGTCGAAAACGTATAAGTTCCAGCCAAGAGAAAAATATCAAGACCAATTATCCCGTTATTAGAATCCGTAGATTGAGCGATAAAGCCATTTTTAAAAACAATAAATTGTATATTTCCAGCAAGACGATACCAATTCGGATTTTCAACAAAGTTTTTCCCTATTCGTTTTATTTCAAACATTCTTAATCACACCCCCCAAGCGTATCCCACAGTTTTAACGCTATCAACATACGGGATTAACTCACTTAGCCATTCCTCACCTGTTTTTGTTTTACCGTCAATAGCGGTTATATTAGAAGTTGTAGCCAAGTCCGACCACAAGCTAACTTGGTTAGAGAAATATTCTTTCAAAGGTGGCGGGAGATGACCCATTAACGAAAGATTAACAACCATAACACCATCAAGATAACCTTCATTATTTCCACCATCAATCCCACTAAGTGCGAAACAGTATATTCTCCCAGAACCAGTAGTCTGGGCTATCCAAGTTCGATATTTATACTCCCAAGAAGTTGATTGTGTAGAAAAATACCCTGTATGTTCTCCCTCCCAGCCTAGACAAATATAGTTAGCGTCCAAACCTTTTTTCATCCATGCGGATAGAAAAAAGGCATCACCAGCTTTTTTCTCAATATTAACAGAGCAAGTAATACGATACGAAACATTATTATATAGTCTCGTAGTTATGAATCTTTGGGCCTTTTGGCCTATAACACCACTAACTAACTCTTTTTGTGAAACATACGAACCAGCAGTCCAGCCATCTGCAAGTCCATCACCGTTTGAGTCAACCTCAAAATTTCCATATCTGCCTAACAAATTTACAATCGTAACCGGATAGATTTTCAGGTTAGCAGTATTACGCCCCAAGTTAGTCCTATCAATCGATTGAAACGGGTAAGAAAGTTTTTCTTTTTTAGTTAAGTTTTCAATATACAAAGCTAAGTTTCTTTTATTAATTAATCTTGCCATTATTCTCACCTCTTAAAAAGCAGGGAGGCATTACCTCCCCGCTTTTACATTGTTAGCCCTTTCAAACTTTCTAAATCATTCAGAGTTTGATAATACGTATCTAAAGCCCCATATTTATTGCTCCAATACGCTAAAAGGTAGTCCTGAACTTGCTGAGCCGTCATCAAAAACGGTAATTCAATCGTTTCTCTAACAATGTTTCCATTATAAACCGTTTCGGTCGTTCCATCCTCTAACTCTATTATTTGCTCCTTCCAGCCGTAACCAAAATCAACTACAGTTTTCAATTTCATTCCATCAAGTTGCACGTTAACAATCTTAAACTTAAACGGTGTTTTCTCCATTATCCGTCACTCCCATCAAGGAGCTGTCGATTGTGTCTTCAAGGTAGTTGTAGGAGTTGGTACGCCCCAAATTCGAACAGTGAAACTAAATTTACCACGTCCATCACCAGTTGCGAAACTGGAATCACGAATTTCAACATACGGGAAGTCAAAACCGAATTTAGTATCAGCGTTCCCGTTGTCGAAAAGCACTACCATTCCGACAGTAAAGAGTCCGGCAGGCAAATTAATATTCTTAGTTGTTCCATCTTGCGCTCTTACAAGCGCGTTTCCGTCATTTGTAGAGATTAACGCATCTTTACTCGTATTGTAAGTATCAGGCGCTTTCAATTCTTGAAACCATTTTTGAAGAAGATATTCATTCGTTGTAACTTGGTCGTCAACAATATCGACTTCAAATGTAATTTCTGGGACATCAATCGTATCATCATCGAATTCGAAACCAACAAATGAGCCTCTGTCAAGAAATGGAGTTAGTTCAGCTCTTATTCGTGGCTCTTTTAGTTCAGGAAGTTCACCAAAATACTTGATTTCGATTAACGCAGGATAATTATCACCAGTTGTACAGTCTGTTACGGACCTTCCATCATAAAATTGTACTCGTATATATCCTGCGTCATTTGGTTTTAACGGAAAAGTATTTGCCATTTCAAATCACCTCCAAATTAAATATCACTCAAATATTCTATAAATACACTAAGATTCTTAACTTGATAACCGCTAATATTGCCTAAGTTAGTTATTTCAATTCTGGTTATATAAATTCTATCTAACCTTGTTAATGTTCCATTCTCAAAATCCAAAACATCTATAAATCTATTGTTTAAAGCATCATATATTTTCCCAACCAAAGCGTCAACGTCTGCCTTCGAATAAACGTTAACGTTTATCAAATCCGATACCTCTGGTAAAATCTCGTCTTCTCTTATTCTTGTTGATGAAAGGACTTCAACAAACTCATCATCTACCATATCCGCATTGAATTCATCAACATACCATTTAACTGTGTTATCTATATCGTAAAAAAACTTCCTAATACTCTTAACCATATTCATGTAAAACGAATATGTCAAGTTATCATCCCCTTGATAACGTCTTTATAATAAACTCTCTTAGATAATCTCTAACAAGCTTAGGTGTTTTATCTGCCCATTCTTTTATGGTATTTCTAATAAACCCAACACTTTGTTTCTTAGGTGTATAATGATAGATAATCTGATACTCTCCAGCGCCAACCCTAACACTCTCAAGAATACCCTTAGCGAATAAGTATCTTAGACTCCTTTTTCTCTTCTCTGGAACATCAGAAAGCGGATGCCCCTTAACGCCAAACTCAACGTAAATCAAATATTCCGTCGGGTTAGAGATCTGATAAAGATAGTTATTAACTTTCTTAATCTCCCAGCGCCTTAATCTACCTGTTTGTATCGGCGTTCTTTTCACTATATCATAAAAAAGTCCAAATGCTATTTTATTTAAAACATAGTTAGCTGCTTCAGGTGTTAATTTTTGAAGATTCTGCAATTTCCTATTAAACTCATCAACATTACTCTGGAGCTCTAAATATCTTGAATCGCCATATTTCTTCATTTCTCATCCACCAGCAAAATAAAATATCCATTTCGATAAGCTAACTGTTTTATTTTATATTCTACGTTATCAATGACCACTAAACTATCATTAGTAAGATTAATATTATCAGCCTTAAAAATTACCTGTCTTGAATTTTGTGAAAGATAGTTATTCGAATGAGATACCACATCAGCACTTATTTGTCTAACAACAGCAAAGGTTTGTGTTTCAACAAAGTTAGATACTGTCTTTTGGGTAGCAGGATCAATGCTTCTGCCATTAGGTATTTTAACTATTATTGGTGTTTTTGCCAAATTACCTAAGAATTTTAACCCAACATTTTTTAAATCAAACATCATATCCACATCCCACGATATTTATCAATAACATTCATCACATAGCTTGAAACATCACCGAAGCTTGCTGCCAACCCTTCAAGATTAACACTCTTAGTCCCTTCCGATGATGACAGCAAATATTCAACAATACGGATAACTGCCATTTTAAGATCAGCCGGTATAACCTGATAACCACCAATATATTCAATTTCTGCTTCAAAATCAACTTTATCAGCTAAGATTAAGATTCCATTTTCTTTATCAAGGTATTCATGGCTATAACTATTTCCATCTAAGTCTGTTATACTAACTATTGACTCAATCGGTGTTTCACGCAAAAACACAACACCATTACTAAACTTAGTATATTCAATAAAAGTATTATATTCAAACTCTCTTCCACATTCGTCTTTGATATAACTATCTGCAGCCGCGAGTAAGAGATTAAGTTTTTCGTCTTGTTCTGTCCCGCTTATTTCGAGATACTGTTTCACTTCGTCCAGCGTCACTAACATCATTAGCCACCTCTTTCGGCTTTTCTAATATCTCCAAATACTCATCACCAAAGGCTTTCACAACGTCATCAGGTAAATCGATAACAGTGTTAGGTTCTATCCTTCCAAAGTGATATATTGCCTTCTTTACTTTAACTTTCATCATCTCACCCCTTAAAATCAATTAAAAGCCCCTGCCCGTTAAGGCAGAGGCCAACTAACATTATTAAGCTGCTGCAGTTTTCAATACCGCAAAGGCGCTTGGCATTGCTACTGCAATTCCAACTCTTTCAATAACTCTCAAAGCCAACATATTTTTCTCAAAGAGATTATCGGTTCCGACAGTTGCCTGGTCGGCAATTGCAACACTTATCTGTTCTCTATCACCAAGATAGAGATAGCTAAGATCACCAAAGATAATAAATTTCTTATCTGCAGCACTATCGCTCATACTTGGCATTATATCGCTTGTATAGACCGGATAACCCCAAATTGTCTTGTCGACAGGATTGAACAGATAGCTTCCATTACCGTCCTTAAGTGTCTTAATCTGCGCTAACACACTTCTATGCATTACGAATGCGCCTTTCTTCGATACAGTTGAAGGAACAGCACTAATTAAGTTAATCAAATCGTCTGCTGTAATATCACTAAATCCAGTTTTTGTTGCTGGCATGCTAACAACATTAACATTTGCATCATTCAAAACGCCAGTAAATACCATTCCGTCGCCAGCGAAGCCTTGATTATCTTCTGCTTCTGCGAGTGATTCAGCGATTATTCTGCCTAACAATATTTGAAGGTCTACTTTAGAGTCCATAAAGAGCTCTCTTGTGATAGGAACAATCAATCCAGCCTTTTTCGCCACAAGTTGAACCTGGCCGATAGTTGGCTGACCAGTTGTAATTGCGGAACCTTCACTTACCCAAGAAACAGAAGGTTTAGCTGTAAGTTTAGGTATATTCAGCGTATCAGAACCCATCTTAATTACTGTTCCATATCTTCTCAAATACCCAACATCCTTAGCTATATCTAACACAGTTGCGACAAATTCTTCAGGAACAAAATACCCACCAGCAGTATCAACGCCAGAACTCAAAGCCTTAACAGTAGCAATATCTCTGTCAACTAATGCTCTGAAAAATAGATTAATATCCTTCTTTTCACCAGCAGAAAATTCTGGAACTTTCAGCGTTTCTCTGGCAAACTTTGTTATTTCTTCCTCGGTAACTTTTTTAATTATCGCTTTACCCTCAGTTTCAAAAAACTCTTTAAGAGTATTTTTAATTTCTTCCATTTTTCTCAACCTCCTTAACAAATTCTTTTAAAACATTCTTAAGCTTCTCACTTAAATTTTCTTCCTCCACATTCTCGCTAACATTCTTTTCTTCTTCGACTACTTCATCATCAAATTCGGGCTCTTCCTCGCCATTATCATCTCCTACCATTTCGAAAACTAACAAAGTATCCTTAATAGCTTCAATTTCTTTGTGATTGTCTAACACTTTTTCGGCGACTTCGTTTACCTTTTCCTCTGCACGTTTAACTCTATTAAATAATTCTCTAACAGTTAAAACAAATTCCTTTTCCGGTGGTTCTTTATCAAACTCTCTATAATGTTTTGCAAGATGGTTATAAACTCTATCGAAATCACTATCAGGTATATCGACACCACCTCTTGCGCCCATCAGTGCTGCCATGGCCGCAGCTACACCACGCCAAACCGTTACCAAAACATTGTTAGAATCAACCGTGTGATGTGGCAATTTATAGCTCCCGAAGTTTTCTCTATCCTCGCCATCATACCACGTAAAACCCCACTTATACTTATCCCAATCAATTGTATCCTTATCTCCTGATCCATCACTACTTGCCCACTTTCTAAGTTTGTTAACTGCTTCTGTTGCATCCCAAGCGCTATTTTCATCTAACTTTTCAGAAGTATGACTTGGAACAGCTGACTTTTGTTCTAACTCTCTTAACCCGAATTCTTCGAACAATTTTTTGATTTTCCTTCTAACTTCTTCATTCTCTAAATCAAGCGACTTAACTGCCAGGCTCAATGCTTCCTGATTAGCAGGAACCGTCACCGCTGATATTTCCAACAATTCTTGCTTAACGTAAGTATATCCACCATATTCATTTGGCTCATATTTCTTAGGCAGAAATCCGATACTAAACGCATTCAAGAACCCTGCCTTGTATAACTCGAACACCTTATCAGCTAACTCATTTAGTCCTTTTTCCGGGAATTGCGCTTCAAACATTAATTTTCCGTCCCTAATTTCAACACTAACAATCTTAGCTATCGGTGGCTCATTATAGTTATGGGACCATAGCATAACAGGATTCTTCTTGAAATTTTCTAACTCCCAGCCATCTTGTTTGACAACATCACCATATCTATCCACGACTTCTGTCGACGCAACACCAACTAAGATTCTTTTAGAATCATCTATGCTTTTTACAAACGCCTTTGCTATCATCTTCTCCATACCTAAGCACCTCCGAACATATTATATAACATTCTTAAAAAATCACGAAATAACCGGCAAACTAACACAACGACAATTAATTATGTTTTCAGGTGAACCATTAGGATCACCCGGATACATAAGATACTCTCCACCAACATTGAAATAATCATCTAACTTTGTTATTTGACCATCCGCAGCTACATGCATATCTCTCACTCTTTCATCACCAGCGGTTAACCATTCTTTCCATTCAACACCATTCATTCTATACGTTTCTATATGTGCCTGATTAACAACTGAAAAGGTTTCAGTCCTCGCTATTGTTTGAGCGCGTTGTCTTTTAGCAAGTGTCATAACATCGTTAACTCTTTCCGCAAGTTTGCTTTCACTTTCGCCAGCTAAAAATCCTTCTAACAAACTTTGTTTTAATTGATTATATGTTGTATCAGAAATTTTCTTCGCAAACCTTTGCGCTCTCTCACTCATTAACTCTGTTATAAACGGACTATCGGTTTCAAATACCATCGGAAGTCCAAAATCACCAGCTATATCAATTGATGAATTTATAAAATTCTTAGCTTGTTCGCTCATATATAACATTTTCCAAGCTTGTTCTTCATCAGAAGCATATAAGAAACTTAGCACCTCTTCAAGTATTTTCTCAATCTCGGCTTGCGACATCTTTTTTACACCGGCTTGATACCCCTTCTCTTTCAATGCTTCTGACAAATTCTTTAACACTCTTAGCCTTTGTTTCTCAAACATATTAGCCACTTTGCCTTTAAAATTATCTTCGGTCTTCTGTTTCTTCTCTATAAAAGCCTTCCAATATCTCAATCTTTCAAATTGTGATTTGAAAACACTCTTAGGCTTTGATTGTTCTTTGTTAGTCCCTTGAAAACCAAAGTTCATCATTAAGTTAGGATTGAACGGAGTATCACCCCAAGGTACTTCTGGGAACCCAAGCTCTGCTCTAACTTCATTTATCGTTAAAATCCCTTCTTTAACAAAGTTAACGTATTTCTGTACTTCAAACTCTTCATCTTCTGGGATTATACTATCAAAGTCATAATAAACATTCTCATCAACATAGTTAGCTAAAAATCTATTTATTGCATCCCTTAACATAACAAGTTTAGGTGTTATTGTATTCTTAGCAAAGGTGTAATCGTTCACATAAGCAGTCGCTCTATTAACTTCTTCAGATATACCTAACTTTGATAAAGGTACTCCAAAAGCCGCAGCAATTTCCGAGCGTGTAAACCTCCTCAATTCTAAGAACTCCATATCTTTCTGCGATAGCTGTATTGGCTTAAATTGTATGCCTCCACTAAGAATCATAGTCGCATGCGATTTATCAATTCCTGAATAAAATTCTCGTAACATTATTTTCAGTTTTTCCGCATCTTCCTTTGTTAGTTTATTTGGTGTCTCCAAAACAGCCGCAGGAGTAGCAGAGTTAATAAAAAAGTTTCTATTCCAAATACTTGCGTAATAATCGGAATCAACTGTTAAAGCAATAGCTTTAAGCGCCGAAACACCACGATACGGGTTCGAAGGATTAGGATATTTAAAGAATATTAGCTCCTCTGGTTTTAAGTTTATTTTTTCTTTCATGGTACTATATATAAATTTCTTAGGCAGTCCATTATAGATTTCAATTTCAAGATAAGCAGGATTAAGCGGGAATATGCCTAACATTCTTTGACCTTTTCGCGGAATATACCACAAAGCCTCACCAACCAATTCAAGCGATGAAACGGTTAAATACATAAGCTCAAACCTCGAAAGAAACGGGTTCGGATTATTTAACAAAGTTAGAAAGTCATGCTCTTGTATTTCTTCCCATTCTTCACCATCAATTTGGTAAAGTCTCCAATTTACACATGCGATAGTATTAGCAATAGCTTTAACCGCCGAATAAACCCACGACACCTGCTCATACACTTTCAAATAGTCCTTCGACCTATAATCAGCCACAGAAGATTTTATTATCGTTGTCGTATCACCTGCAACAAAGTTAGAGCCATTAAACAAAGAAAAAAGTTTCTCGAAAAATCCTTTAAAAATGTTAGCCATTATCCCATCACCACCGATTAAAACTTAATAATTTCAATTCCCAATTCAGGCTTTGAAAAGTGAGAATAAATCGCGTATCTCAAAGCGTCCATAGTATGGTCCATGAATTTAACAGGTTCATCTATAACATTCCCGTTCCTATCTTCACGCCATTTGTAGTTCTGGATCTCTTTAATTAAGTTAACCGAACCCTTGTAAATATGTAGCTTCTGTCGTTTGACAAAGTCAATCCCAGCCTTAACATTCTTAGCCGCCGGATAAATGACGAAACCGGCTTCTTCTATCTCTTTTATCCTGTCAGGTTCCGAACTATCAGCATAAATATAACCCCTAATGTTTAACATTTTTAGTTGTTCTATCAGATCGGCGTTAGTCAAGTGAGTTCGATAGAGTTTTTCAGAAATATAAAATTCTTTGTCTTTTATCCTGATCTCAACCAAGGCAGTAGGATTGTTATAACCAAAGTCAAGTCCATAGATTATCTCGTCATAGCTTCTTAGTACTTCATTCACTATATCATAGTTAGTATATATCAGGTTCTCAAATTCGGCGAACTCACCAAGAGTATATACTTGATAAAACGTCTTATCCTGACCTTCTAAGTTTTTTAGCATTTCTACATATTCTTTATCAAGAAATGGGTTATCTTTATAATTCACATGGAGTATTTGAGTATCTTCTGGTTTTTGTTCAAAGAATGTTTTATATACCCAATTTGTTTTACCAATAGGGTTAAACGTCAGAAACATTTGGTTTCTTTGCCCGGCATTAGCCCTTCTTAGCCTTAATCTTAGCTGGTTATAATCATCAACATCAAACTCTGTTGCTTCTTCCATCCAAATATAGTTAAATTCAGTCGATTTTATTTTCTCTGGATCATCCATACCCCTGAATATTATCTCGCTATCATTTTCTAACTTTATTAGTTGTTGTGATTTAAATTCATCATATGGTATCTTACACGCTTCCAGAATTTCTTTAATTAACTGATAAGCCGATAATTTCAACGACGGATTATATTTTCTCGTAACTAACAATCTTTTATTCTTAAACGGGATCAATATTCTAAGAATCAGAAACTGGGCAAGTGTATATGATTTACCAGCACCAGCACCACCATATATAATAACATTCTTAGCATTCGCTTCTTCTAAAAAATCCCATATCTTCTGAATAACGTTTATCTCTACTTCAGTCATCTTCATCGTCCTTTATTCTTGATACTTTGTTAATCTTTATAACTATCTTAGTATCGTTATCGGCAGATATAGTTGTGGTATCCTTCTTCCCCCATTCGTCTGGATATCTCCTTTCTAACCACCAAGCAGCAGCTTGCCAAGTAGTAGCTGCAGCCTTCTGAATTATCGCAACATTTCGAATAATAGCTTCCGCCTCTGCTCTTTTTATCTCCTTAAAAAACTTAGCTCTAAGCGTGTCTTTACCTTCATTTGCTTCTTGTTCACCCCTCTTCAACCAGTTATACCACGTAACTTCTGAAACACCTAAAGCTTGAGCTACAACCTTCTGATAATTACCTGCTCTAATCATGTTAGCTGCTTTCTTTATAACTTCTTCATTTAATTTACCATTATTCATGTAATCACCTCTAACAATATTAATTATTAATTACTCTTTATAGTTATATCTATACCCCTTAGTAAAGATATAGAAGTAAGCTATCATACTTGCCATTGCAAACCTAAAATTTTGACCGAGGATAGCGACAAAATGTTCTTGTTGTTCTTGCGTGAACTACTCTGTTTAAGCTCGTAGTGAACTACCATGACTTATAGAAGCCATGGCTTCCCGCTTCAACCCGTGATGACTCGTAGACCAGAAGAGTTTTCCTTCCGTTCCGCCGCCAGAGCACGATCCACGGGCTTAAATTCGGACGGTTCCCGCCCTACTCAACGACCGTGATTTTTGGTCGTAATTGTATTATAGCATATTTTTTGCAAATTTATCTCCATCTTACAGAAGATGGAGTCTTCTTTACAAAAAACGATAAAAACGAAGTGTCACTCTTCAAATGGGAATTAAAAGAATCAAAGCTAATAGAGACTATTAAACTAAATTCCTAATCTGCATTAAGATATTTTGGTATAGTGAAAGAGTTTTTTTAAAAGCTTCAACTTCTTTTTCGTTAGTGTAATCTAAAAACCCTGCCTTCTATATTTATCACTAACAATGTTAGGAACAGTATATTTCCAAAGAATCTTATGGTGCATTCTGAAATACTTATTTCCTACCACCGATACTTTAACGGCAGAAGGCAGTAGCATAACAGTGTAAAAGCTCTTAATATATGTTCCAAGGTTCAAATACGCTTCCGTTAATCCGCCTTTATTCTTCTGCGTTTGAATTTGGTTAATATATATATTCCCAATGGTTAAGAATATTTTACCTAAGTTTCCAAAGTACACGTAAGCATTAGCGTCTTCATTTATTCTGCCGATGAATTCAAAAGGTTGGTCAGTTTTAAAAAAGAAAGTGTTCATCGCTTTCCGTTTAAAACCTTTAACTAAAATTTCATTATCCTTCCCACCGATATAATCTCCGCCTTGTGCAAACGCGACACAATCAATATTAGTGTTATCTAACAATCTAAGAACCATTTCAAATACTTCATCTAAGTTTCTTATACTTGCTTCTCTATCCTTGCTTTTAACAATGAATCTAACTCTAAAAGTCTTATAATCATCATCAAACTCTGCAAAGTATCTTAGTCCAAGTTTCTTTGCGATATCAAAGCAGGCGTTCCTAGCATATAAAACAATCTTATCCGGTTCCTTAAAATTATCCAATGTCTTAACTTTATTTCTCCATTCACTTTTATCAAACATTATTACATTCTCTTTGCCAAATCTACTAAAGTATTCTTCAGCTTGTCCATCTTCGTTATCAATAATGATATACCATCTACCCATATAACCCTGTTTTAGTAGTGTATCTAGTGTATAAACTCTATCGGCTCTGCCATGTGAAAGAATAAACACCGCAAAGTCATTCCGCATCTTCTCCACCTTCCATTAAACCATCTAACATTTTTCTAAGTTTCTTATTCATTTCCACGAATTCATTTTCTATCGCATCATTAAAATCAACGATAATCAACGCTAATTTTTCCATTAATCTTTGCATTTCTGGAGACGCATTAGTACAGTAATATTCCGCTATGTTATCGAAGTCAAACCGAACGAATCTACCTGCGGCAAGCCTTAGAAATTCTTTCTCTTCTTCACTTAGGTTAGAAGCTTCTATTTCTTGAATAAGTTTGTTATATTTTTCGGTATCGTATAAATCATCCAAGTCAACAGAAATTCCTAACGGCTCATATTGTATTTTAGATACTTTCATCGTATAAGGATTATTTTCTAAATCATTTAGCAAATCTTCAATTTCTTTTTCTGTGAAACCAGCTAACAATCTAAGATTATCAGTTAATCCTTCTAAAAGTTCGATTAACTTGTCCATTTCCCAATCTCCACTAATTTTGTTTAACGCTATATTCAAGGCTTTTTCCTGTTCAAGTGGAAAATCTACAACGATAACATCAACATCTTTAAAACCTAACTCTTTTAGTACTTTCAACCGCTGGTTTCCACCAACAACATGCCCAGTCCTTTGGTTCCAGATAAGTGGGTCAACGTATCCGAAATTCGCAATACTATCTTTCAATTTCTCTAACATTTTTTTAGAAATTTTTCGCGGATTATATGGCGCTTCTTTCAATTCACTTATATCTTTTTTATCAATCTTCATGTTATCACCCTCTTAATATCATACCAAACTAACAAACTTATTCCTTCAGCTCTTCAATTTTATCAAACTCAAACTCCAGCCTTATCTTTGCTGGCCGCATTCCTTTAACAATCATTTTCCGCCCATTATATTCAAAAACAAAGTTCTGAACCTTTGAAACAACCGCAGCCGTTCCAAGAACTTCCGATACCTTCTCAATCTCCGTGGCAACAAAATATATCTTTTGATTATTTGGGTCGTACAGTACCATTTCAACACCCCCGAAATTCTATTGAGATTTTTTTGAAAAAAATACCCGTTTTTTTAAGCGAAATAACCCCTAACTTTCTTAGCCCTATACCTTATATACCCCCTAACAAAATTACCCCTGATTTTAGCCCGCGAAATTACCTTTTTTCTCTAAAAAATGCCCGCTACTTATGTGAAAATTTAAAGGGTCTAAATAGATTTTTTACTATGTTATTTCTCGAGATTTTTAGTCCACTGTTTTCTTGTATTTTCAGAATATCCTTTATGCTTTTCAAACCATTTCTCTAACTGTCTTTCATGCGATTCATCTGGATCCAGTCCTTCCAACGCAACCGTTATCCTGGTTTTATACTTCAACATCTCTACCGTGAAGTACTTGTTTTTCTCTCTAACTTTTTTAGATATCTTTTTTGTCTTTTAACCCATTCAGGTGGATTTTTCTTCTTGCATATAGATTCATCAGGATACCAAATCCCACTTCTCAAGCTCTTCTCATCCAAAGGACACAAAGGTGCATCGCAAGTATCAAAATAATTACACACCTTAGCCATTTCAATCACTCCCAATCATCCCTTTCTTTAATCTTGTTAGCCAAAACGGAATTTATCATAGATCTTGCTTTTTCCAGCATCACTTTTTCTTCTTTTGAAAACCAACCGCGTTTTCCAATAATCTCAGAAAGATTATTCGCTATTTTCCCAAGCTCTCTAACTATCTTCTCTATATCCGCCATTTTCAAACACTCCTTTCAAACACGCCTGTGTTTTTCAAAGAAAGCCGAATACCTCTTCTCAACAGCACTAAGATAATTAATCCTTTTCTTCAAATCATCATTCTCTTTTCTTAGCTTTTCATTTTCTTCCTTTAACCTCTTGTTGTCTAACTCTGTTTTATATCCAAAAAACGAAAAAAATATAATTCCTAAGAGCACACCTAACATAAATACAAGAAAGTAATACATTTTCGTGCCTCCTTTCAAAAACCCGCATTTTAGAACCAATTAACATTCTTATTTCAGCTCGCATAAATAGTAAAGATATCATTTGCAAACTGGCTAACATTCATAACACATTTAAAGACGGTTCGCACGTTCTCAATGTTTAAAATCCTTAATCGGCTAACATTTTTAACGCATGGCACTATAACTTAAAACAGTTTATACAGCTCGCATTCTTTTAACTAATCCAAACAAAGTCTTTGGCTCGCACGAAGCAACAAAAAATCACGATTTTCAGGTTCACACTCAAGAAACGTTTTAAAACTTTTGATCAGGTTCACACTCAAGAAACGTTTAAAAACTTTTGATCGGTTCTAACTAAGACCATTAGTCGCAAACTCAAACGTGCATAACTTTAACCTTGGCTCGCACAACGTCACTGTTTAAAATTTTCCACGGCTCGCAAGAAAAAACGGTTATCCAAAAATCCTCCGGCTAACATATTTAATCTTTGGCTCACAGACCTTTTCGGGCAACACAAATTTCACAGTTCGCAATGACTAACATTATTATCCTCAATCTTCTATGAATTCCCAAGGATACAAAATAGTCGAATGACCAAGGTATTCAACAGGATACGGGTCTCTGACAGGTAATCCTTCAAGTTCACGCCACACCATCCAGACGTGTGATAAGAACAATTTCTCCATTTTACGCATCGCGGCTAAATGAATATGCGACTTAGTCCAATCTCTGTTAGCTTGATAATATTCCTTAGCCTTATCGTATATTCTTTTATACTTCGACTTACTCCTTACCAGAACGACACCGACATTATACATCAGACCCTTAAACCTGGGATTAAATCTCGGTTTCTGCCCTTTTCTCATTCTTTCAGCCTTGCCATCATCATCCACCCCGAGCCCGGCATATCTCCATAGCTTCGCAACAGTTAGAAACCTTTCAATGTCTTTGATAAAGAATATTAGTTTGCCCGATATAACCGGACCAATGCCTTTAACTTTCTTCAAAAATTCAGTGTATATATCAAACTCATTTAGAATCTCTTCGATATACTTCACTATCACCTTCTCTGATCTACGTATAGTTTCAACAATGTTAACCAACGGTTCTCTTGCTTCCACTGAAATATATTTCGAGCTCATAGCATTAGACAGACTTACCCTAAGATTCGTAAACACAAAAAGAAGTCTAACATTTGAAAACAGTTCATCTTTGATACTATCACTAACTAACATTATTTACACCTCCCCATAGTTTTAAAATCTCATCATAAAACCTTCTTGATCCCTGCCTGAACTTATTATCTTTAACATTAAACCTTCTTGATCCCTGCCTGAACTTATTATCTTTAACATTAAACCTTCTTGATCCCTGCCTGAACTTATTATCTTTAACATTCTCAGTTTCTGCTTCAATAATCGTATCAACAATGAAAGTGTCATCTATCGTTCTTGCA